AGACTATCAGGAACAGGTGCAAGATTTCCATTAGCATCAACGACTTCAAGGATTTCTAGTGGGACAGTCATTGGGTCTCTCCATAATCCAGGACTATATTCTACAACCACATCAATCCAATAATCCGTTGGAGCGGATGTACCGCTTCCATCGCCGCCACCATAGTATCCAGAGGTCGTTGGACGTGTGCTTTTAACACCACCAACACGTAGATTAAGGTCGGTGTTAGCGGCATTTTGGATCATGGCCTTAAATTGCTCGGTCATTCCCTTAACTTTTTCATTTTTCATGTAATCTTTGCGAATTCGCACAAGATCACCACTAAGAACGCCACCTTGCTGGAACCTTGTAATTGATTCTGTGATTAAACGATCATATTTCCCAGTAAATTTCATATTAACAATCTCCTTTATAGATTTATGTAATTATTTATCCATTACCATTAATTTTCTACCAATCTAATAGATAAATAACCCCATTGAGTTAAATAATTATAATTATGGGATCATTAAAGTTAGATAATCTTAGAAATGCTGGAAAAACCGAAAGCGGCTATACTTATATAGACTTACACCTCGATATTGAGGAAGTATTGGTTCCTACAAAGTTTACTAAGAATAAATTGCAAGGCAAAGACATCAGAGTTGACTATGATGTTGATGCTATTATCAATTCATTGAACAATATTTTCAAAACAATTCCTGGGGAACGGTTTTTAGTACCAAATTTCGGTTGCAACCTTGAACGATATCTCTTTTCATCGGTTTCAGAAGCCATTGCCAATAGAATAGGTAGTGAGATAGTAAGAGCAATTGAATTATGGGAACCAAGGGTCACGGTTGATATTGTTCAAGTCATAGGACGACCAGAACAACACGAGTATGATGTTACCATTCGTCTAACTATAAATGCAATAAAGAAGAAGATTGAACTTGGTACAATGCTAAATAAAGATGTACCCCTAATGATAAGGAATTTAAACAGGGTTTGCCCCACGGCATAAAGGAGATATATGAGCGACTGCCCAGATACTAAAGATGGTTATTTAAATTTTGATGCGTTGAGTATTAAACAAACAATCAAAGACCGCCTAACCCAGTCCGGAACCTTTTCAGATCAGGCATATGAAGGTAGTAATATCTCTACAATAATCGATATTGTTGCATATACTTTTAACGTATTAATGTTCTATCTAAATAAAACTTCAACAGAATCCATGTTTTCAGACAGTGTTATATATGAAAATATGAATCGTATTGTAAAACTCATAGATTATAAGCCAATAGGACATCAAACTTCTACATTATCTTTCGATGCTCGGGTTCTTGGTAGTGGTGGGACTCAAAATTCAGGGCTTTATACAATTCCAAGATATTCATACTTTCAATTGGGTGGCATTTCATACTCGGTTAACGAGGATATTACATTTTCAAAGATATTAGACGGTGAAGATGAAGACCTGATAGATATGTCAAAGGAAAAACTTCTATATCAAGGCAAATATCAAGAATATCCACTATATACCGCAATCGGACAAGAAAATGAGCTTATTTTCATGGTTCCAGGTGATAATATCATCATTGATCACTTCAATATTGATGTATATGTTAAGTCTGTTTCCACTGGAAAATGGGAAAAATGGGCATCAACACCATCATTATATCTCAATAATTCCAATGAAAAGAAATATGAGATCAGACTAAACGAAAATCAGCATTATGAGGTAAAATTTGGTAATGGAATAAATGGATACAAGTTGGAAGAGGGTTCCAGTGTTGCGATTTATTATCTTCGTTCATCTGGAACTGATGGAGAGGTTGGTGTTGGTGTTCTGAATGGCAATAAATTAACAAAATTCCAAACAACACAATTTAATGAGATTTTGACCGATGTAGTAGACGGTCAATATACATTCTTGTCTGATATGGCAACATTGGAATTTACTAATGATACTGTTTCAACATATTCCAGCACACCCGAAAGTGTGGATAGTATACGAGAAAATGCCCCTGCGATTTTCAGATCACAATATCGTTTGGTTACGGCTGGTGATTATGAAGCATTTATCAAGACAAATTTCTCCAACCTAATTAGTGACGTGAAGGTTGTGAATAATTGGCAGTATTTATCAGAGCAGATGAAGTATTATTATGATCTCGGAATCAATAATCCAAATTTAGTATCAAGACCTTTATACAATCAAGTGATGTTTAGTGATTCTTGTAATTTTAATAATGTTTATATAATAACAGTCCCTAAAATTGTGTCTGGTGTGGATCAATTAACAGCAATGGTGTCTCCATCACTCAAGGAGTTTATCATTTCCTCAATGAAAGATGTTAAGACAATGACAGCAGAAACTATAATCCTTGATCCAGTATATATGACTGTTGGTATTGGGGTTCTTGACAGAGAAACCGAATTTACAACAAGCACTGTTGATGATAGTTATTTGGAAATAGTGAAAGATCCAAATTCAAGAAGAGACAATTCCAGCATAAAACAAGAAATTGAAGGCATATTTCTAAATTATTTTGATAGACAGAATGTTAAATTGGGGCAGATTATCGATATTAAGCAATTAACAGCAGATATATTATCAGTAAACGGTGTAAAAACCTTTTATACAAGAAACAGGAACACACCTGATGTCAGGACTGAGAGATTATCGATGGTTTTGTGGAATTCAGTATATCCAACCGATTATACATCATTATTAACAAACTACTCATTGGAATATTTCAAGTTTCCATACCTATATAAAGCTAATGAGTTTAGTAATTTTATAGTTGTAACAAGCGAGAGCAAAATTTACGAGAATATAGAATTCTAGGAGATATATGTACCTAGGCGATCAAACAAAACTTACAGATGCACTAATATTTTTTGATAATCCACCAGCATCGGAGGCGACTTTAAGAAATAGTTGGCCCTTTACCGCCATAATTTCTGCTGGTGATACAGGAGATCATTATATTGACCTATATGCGCAGTATTCCAGATCATCACCATATCAAGAACCTCAAAGCAAGTGGGGGCATATTCTCCCACAGTGGAGATTCACTGATTTAAGTGGTAATGTTATCGATAAATTAAAAACCAATGATACACAAATAACCGATGCATCAGGAAATATAATTGGTGTTACAGGAAGTGCTCAATTTTACTATATTGATGATATGCCATCATTTGACTATACCCGACCTATAATAATATGGGGAACTCTAGAAGTTTCTGGTAGACCTGTTGAATACGACCTTGAGCACATGCCCTTAGCAGGACATTCCAATAGTATGATTATCAAGGGCGAGCCTTATTATGTTAATGGACAATCTCCAACATATCTCGATATTACTAGTAATGGAATTTTACCAATATATACAACCAAATGGATTAGAACACCATTTAGATATACAACTATTATTAAGAGTGACTGGTTTAGCAATCTTTGTGATAGCAGTTTGGGTGATATTACCGTGTTTGATTACCCAAGAGCTGAATCTGATATATTTGCTTCTCAAAATCAGATATATAGGGATCTTCTAGGTGTTACAACTAGTGCTGAAAATTGGATTCCCCTTTCAGCATATTTTGAAAGAGAGGATGATCTAGAGTTTCATACGGGTGGATTTCATATAGGTAGCGTTGAATCCAGTGATGTTGTACTTAATACACAGATATCAGCTAATGTAGATCTTCAGAATTATAACTATTTCAGAGATACTCCGTATATTTGGGTTTCAAATACAGAATTTGCGAGATTGCATCGAATATCTATGCCATATATGTTTGGTGGTATCACTTATAATCATCCACTATTACCGAATATCACAACATATTCATATCAGCCTTCGACGTATGGGGATTTGAGCTACCCAGTATCAGCCATAGATGGAACATCATACTGGAAAGACAAATCACTTCAAATAGATTCATTTGGTGGTATTCATGGTATTGCGGTTTCGCCATGTTTGGATGTATGGGCAGTCGATTCTGAAATGGATTTATTGTATAAATTTTC